CTCCTTGCCGCCGTACAGGGAAGTCTCGATAAGACCGCTGCACATGTCCCAAAACCCGGTCACCGGCTCCGCTGTAGCGCGGTACACGTCGATGATTTTCTTCGCTACGACACAGTGTATAAGCAACTCGCCTTCGCTGCAAGTGTGGGGGATTTCCGCCATCTTGGTCAGGTTCTCCTCCCAGTCCACGAAGCGCTGGACGTACTGCTGTGTCACCCCGAGCTGCCTTGCGTCAGCCTTGGTGTAGCGCAGGGGCGGAGCGCCAAGGAAACCCACCAGAAGCTGCGCTGCGAACGACGCCCAGCCCAACCCATACCCTGCCCCCAGCAACGCGCTCTTGGCCGACTGGCGGTGGATGGGGTGGCTGTCCTTGGTCATGCCGGGGATGCCGAACATCTGCGCACCAAAGGCAGCATACGGGTCGCCTCCGGCTCGGAAGATACCCAGCATTTCGGTGTAGTCCGACAGCCATGCCAACACACGCGGCTCAATCTGGGACAGGTCGCCCACCACAATCTGATGGTCTTCGGGGGCCATGATTGCTTTGCGCAGGAACGACCCGCGCTTCAGGTTCTGCATATTGATGGCGCTGCCCTTGGATGCCGTCCACCGCCCCGACAATGCCCCGTAGTAGCTCAAGGGTACAGGCAGCGTGCCGCGCTGCGCAATGTCAAGGAACCGCTGCGCACGGGTGCGCTCGGTCGTGGACTTCACCTTCAGCCGTGCTTCGCACAGCAGGCGCACATCGTCGTTGTCCCCGTTGAGCAGGGCTTGGAACATGGCGTCGTTCTTTGCCAACGCGTAGGTCTGGTCGCCGGTGGTCTTGCTCTTCTTCATGGGCGGGGGCACATGCAAGGACTCCAGCAACTGCGCAAACTGCGGGTTGGATGCCAGCGCTGATTCATCGACGTTGAGTTTGGCCAGCAATGCTTCGCGGTTGGTGCGCTCTTCAATCAGCTCCTTGGCCAGCATGGTCTGGTCTAACACAAGCATGGGCCTCGTGTACATCTTGAGCGTCATGTCGATAAGGCGTAGTTCCGATGTAGGGTAGCCCTGTACGAGTCTCTCGAATATCTTTTCGCAGAGATATACGTCGTGCTCACAATACTCTGAAAGTTCTCTTTCTGTCGCAGCGTCAATGACGGCCAGTCCATCCGTCGAATGTACGGCTCTCCCTTTAGGGGGAAGACCAAAATCGCCTGCCAGTTTTGCGAGGGAATTGCCAACCTCCACGCCGCGTAAAGCTCTCGCCATTGATAGGGTGTCGAAGATGAAGGCGGGCTGGACTCCGTATCGCCATGAGAGTATGGACACGTCAAATTGGGCGTTATGTGCCAAGACTGCTGTTCGTCCCCAGTCGTATGTTGATAGGACTCGATGAAGCTCATCTCCTCTATACCATTGAGTTCGTAAATCGGTTCCAAATTCATGGATGCAAGCACCGAATGCAGTAAAGCGCGGGTCACGTATGTACTCCTCAGTGGTCATCTTGGACAGCGTGTACTCCTTGCTGTCCCAGTAGGTTTCAAAATCAATAGCCAGTATCCGGTCGTAGGGGGCGCTCAATTCAACATCCCCTTGGGCGGACGCCCCTCCATCACCGACTCGTACATCTGCTCTTGTGCAAACGTCACCATGCCCAGCGACTCCGCCATGTCTGCGTTGACTGCGCCCAGCGCTACGCTGTCTTCAGTCTCAATGATGAGCACCGCCTTGTAGCCTTCTTCTGCTGCCATACAGCGGGACAGGATGTCCATGTACTTGGCAAGCATCATCCGCCTCTCCAGCGGCAACGCGTCAACTCGGTTGCTCACTTCTTCTCCCCATGTTGTCATTTCTTTTTCATCCATTGGATAGTTTCCTTTAGTTGGTCTAAGTTCAATTCATTCACCACCATTGATACGCCTCCGGCAGTCTTGATTTTTTCTAAGTGCGCGTCCTGTAGCGCGGTTGTTTTTCCCTTTCCTGCTTTGGCTTCCACGGCAAGGAAGCGCCCGTTCACACACGCAAGGAAGTCGGGGACTCCCGCGTTACCGTACCCGGAACCAATCGGCATGGCGTAGTACACGCCACCGTCTTGCAGTATCACTTTGATTTTGTTCTTCACTAACTTTTCTGGTGTTGCTGCCATCTGTGTTCCTTAAAATAGGTGAGGGGGAAAAGTAGTTTCAGCGCCCCCTCGATTCGCTGTAGGGAAAGAGCAGGCCGACGTACTCAGTAGACGGGGCCGGACTGCCAACATACCTGCTTACAACTACTAGGCTTACAGGCGTGTCCTATGCCCCCGTCTACTTATCCAACACTTCGTTCAGCTTCTGCAAATAGTGGAAGGCTTTGGCTGCATCGTCGCTGCCATCCTTGCGGCCTTGGCGCATGCTGTACTTGATGATGTTGCCCTTCAAGAAGCCAACGAACTCACTGTGTGTCAGCACGTTCTGCATCACAGTCCACGGCTGCACCGGCATGTCTTTGTAGTGGGTTCCGCCCACTTGCTCTTGGTCTGCGCTCATAGTTTCTTACTCTCTTTCTTTGGTAAAGGTATACGGTCAAATGTGCCCGGCACAGGATGCCAAGCGCTGGTTGGGCCAAGGTATTTAACTGCTGATTGCTCGTCAGGCTTGAGCCACTTGTGCACAATGTTCTCCGTCACGGGGATGGATATCCGCCGGACTTCAGGGATGTACCCCACTGTGTTTCCTTCGGAGTCCAGCTCAAACATAACGGTTGGGTTTTCGCAGCGTTTATGCCGCAGCATCAGCGCCTTGTGCTTGGGGTTGCAGTCCGCGCAATACCCCGCACTGCCCAGCCCCGTTATGCGGGCGTTGGCCTTCCACTCGTCAAAGCGGTCTTGGTTGTCGAAACACTTCGGGTATGGCGGCTTCTCTTCAATCACGCTGCTTCTCTTTCATGTGGCGCAGGGAGCTGTACATCAAGCGTGCAGAGATGACGGCATCCATTGTCCTGGTCATGGCTAGGTCCAGGTTCTGCTCTAAAACGGCGTTGTGTGCGTCCCGCAGCGCCTTCTCGGCGTCCATGCACGGCTTTGCGTAGTCAATGATTACTTCTGTGTTCATTCAGTTTTCTCCTTTAAAACGAAGCGCTCAAGCACCGTCATTGCGTTGGCAACGTCTTCCACTAGGTAGTCGGGAAGCCTTCTGCTGTCGGGCTGGCTATATGCCCACGATTCCATTGCGCTCAACAGCTTGATGATGCGCAGGGCTTCTTCTTTAGTCATGTGTTCTTCCCCTTCAGCTTGTTTGAAATCATTTCCGCTGCCGCACGCTCCAGTCCCGTTGCAACACCTATGTGCAGCAACTCCTCATCCGTCAGCCCTACCCATTCGCGCTTTGGTGGGGTGGTGTAGAGATGCCCCGTGTATTCTTTAGGCAATTCAGACTTTATTAAAAAGCCATCAATTACCAACGCCACAGGCTCCTGCGCTGGCTGTGCCCGTTCACAGTTCAAGCATCCATCATCGGGTATCAGCGTTTTCCAGCCGCATACATTACACAGTTCAAGCGCGGTCTGGTCATAAGGCTCCTGCGCTGGCCGTATGCGCTCAATCTCCTTGACCAAAATGTCAAACCACTCAGTAGTGGTTTTGCCTTTGCCCATACCTTCCATCGGCTTGATGGCAGGGCGTAACTCCTTAATAATTTGTAGAACACGCGCCACAGGCTCCTGCGCTGGCTGTGCCAATGCTGCTTTAGCTTGTTGCAAAAGTGAATTGACTTCTGCGAACAACTCATTCCTTATCATGGATGCCATCACGACTTTGCCGTCTTTTGCAAACGTATGCAGTATTTTTTCTAGTCCATCAACAGCCAGCTTCAATGCTTCACGTTCCATTGTTCTCCTCCTTCGCTTCATCAATCAGTTGCTGCTTAACAAACTCCAAGCAACCAATCACGGTTGCCATGTACAGGCTGTCATCGTATTTGTGAATTGTGTTGAGTAGGTCTTCAACTAAGCCATCAACAAGTTTGCCTTGGTTAAGGTTCATGCGCCATCCTGTGGTGGTGTGCAGGTATGGATAACAGTCAGGTCTGCCGTGCGTTTACCGCAGCGTTCACAGAAGTTCCACTCCCGCCCAGCCAGTGCTGCCTTCTTGCCGTCGTAGTAACCGCTTTGGTATGCGATGGTCAGCATCTCAGGCTCCTGCGCTGGCTGTGCTTTACGGTGTACGCCATCGTACTCA